TTTCTGTATTAGCAGTTGGGTTTTCAATCCATCTTGTACTCATATTAAAGTGAATGAATCTAAATGGTTTCTTAGAACCATGTCTACTAAATGCATGAGGTAACCATGCAGGTGCAAACATAAATTGACCTGGTACTGGTTCGAAATTAATTGCGGTAGAACCAAGAGACACATTACTCATATTAGCTTCAGGTAAATTAATTTGTCTCTTTGCAGGCCTTGGGTCGTGTATAACAACACGAGAACAATCTGGTGGACATTCTAAGAAATAGAAACCAGTTAATTGAGCACCAAAAGGATGTACGTGTTCTTCGTTTGCTGAGTGCATGTGATGGTCTTGTAACCACCAATCAGTAAGAACTACCTCTTGATTTTGCATGTTATAACCTTGCTCTACAAGAATATTCCAACCAGTTTGAGCGGTAAATTTAACCATCTCAAAAATGCGTGGATCTTGAGCATGAGTCTCAGTCATTGTAACAGGATAAAGTTTATCGGCCAATGCATGTTTAGGTTTATTCTTTTTGGCCTTCTCTAAGTATTCACGACCAACATCAAGAATAGGTTTCAACCATTCTGGTTTGTCAATTGTATAAATTGCTGTAGGAAAAAAGAAGTTGACATTCAGCTGATTGTTAGGAACTTCACAAGCAGGCGCTTCTGGTACTTCACCAATGATTTCGGTATCACTCATAATATCTCCAAGATTAAACTAATGTAATTATATCACTTATTATATAGGATGTCAAGCCACCGTGGTGACTTGATATGGATCAAGGTTTAGTTTGGTACTGTTGGCCAAACAATTAATTCTGGATCGCCAGTAGGAGCACCATAAGTTTTTGGTATATCCCTAAGTGCTTGGCGATATGTAGACCATGCTTGTTGTATTGCAGTATTCATAGAAGCCCAACGGTCAGGTAATACATTAACATCGGATTGTGTGAGTAATGCAGTTCTTTTCATACGAGCAAATTCCCACTCTTTTTCCAAATCTCTTGGAGGTGATGGTGTTTTTGAAAATTTACCATCATGTAGATGACCAATTTCGATAACTGTTCCATCATCATGGTATTGTGGACATTCTACCCAACCCTGTTCAGAAGCAAACTCAGGAGATGCTTCAACTATGTTAACAACGACACCGTTTTTTACAATTGCATATGCTGCCATTTAATATCCTTTATTACCAACTATAAATGCGAGCTACGCCATTACCACCTTGGCCGCCCGTACCAGATGTACCAGTTCCCATTGATCCGCCTCCACCACCACCACCTGATGCTGGTCCTCCAACGCCTCCGTTTCCTCCATTACCGTTGCGCTTACCTCCGCCACCGCCTCCTCCAGTACCAACTATAAATCCAGATGGAGCGGATCCAGCAGTCCCTGCTGAACCTGCTGAGCCACCGGATGCGCCACCACCATTGATAGCAGCTCCAGATGTACTACATTGAGCCCAACTTCCAACACCTCCACCTGAGGAACCTGTGGCACAAACATAAAATGGTCCACAAGAACCACAGTTGGTATAATATGTCATTGATTGTCCCCCTCCGCCACCACCAGCGCCACCATAAACAGATGATCCACCATTTGTACCAACAGGTTGAGTGGTTGAGTGAAAATTGGTACATTGCAAAGCTGCGCCTCCGCCACCACCACCATATTCTGCACTAGATGAACATCTTGCATAATAATTTAATCCTGATCCAGCGGCACCACCGCCACCGGTCGAGTTTTCATAATAACCAGCATATGAACCTGATATTCCAATAGGAATACTGTAATTTCCAAAAGATTGGCTCCAAGGAGGTCCGCCATTTGCGTATTTGTATGCGCTTGTGCTTGATCCTTGTCCTGCTGCTCCAGCGGATCCACCGCCACCTCCTGAATATATGTTATAATTTCCACTTGTGTGAGCGCCTGCACCACCCCATCCAGTTAAATAAGAACCAAAAGTAGTATTTCCTCCATTAGCGCCTGAATTTGCGACACCTGCACCTGTTGATAATCCAGCGCCACCAGCACCTCCTGTGCCTGTTGTTACCGTGACAGTTGATGTTAGGCATGCTGCCAGAAAAAACTTCTGATTCATTCCTCCTCCACCGCCACCACCTCCACCGCCTCCTGTACAATTTACAGACGTTGTTTTTATACCACTGGAACCACCTCCGCCAGCACCCCAGAGTTGAACTAGTACGAAGGTTGCACCAGCAGGTTTGGTCCATGTGCCGGAAGATGTGAATGTTTGTACATTAGCACTATAAGCCGATGCGGCTGTTGTCATAGTGGTAGAATCACTAAATGTAAGTGTTGAACCCGAAACTGTAATTGTCATTTTTTGTCTCTCTTATTATAAACTGACACTTTTATATTTATACATCCATACCACGATAATAATTCATCATATCTCTCAATTCTTTCATCATCTTAGCGTATTCTGCTAATTCCTTCTGTATTCTTTCCTTTTTGCATTGCTCGTAGTAAATACGCTGTGCTTTTGACATCATTCTTTTTTTGCTCATATAAACTCCTGTTGTTGATGAAAGGAACAATAGGAGAGCTTATCAAGGGGACTTTATCATGTACACCTCGCTTCTGTAATAATACGGGAATTTTATTTTTCACCATTACCATTCTCTAGGTATTTTTGTTTTGTGTGTTTCAGCAAGACGATTGCCGGCCACACCGTGTTTCATGCGGTCAATAACATATTTTTGGAATGTAGAGTCTGGTCTGCCAACACCAGGTACACTAAGGCGTGAGCCATCAGACATGATTGGTAAATCCTCAGCAGCAAAGTATCGCTCTAAATGAGGATTATTGACCTTGAATTCATCAAGGACGGTGTATGACATGGTGTGTATTTCAACCTCACCAGTGTCTTTGTTTAGAAAATCGTATCTAGGAATTTTAGTCACCTTTATTATAAATGTTTAACGAATTCACCATGCAAAGTGTTTCTTGTTTTCATTGCCCATTCATTGGCCATTTCAATATCATCAAAAAATTTACGATGCGCTTTTTTACCAAATTTTACTTTAGCACACCATTTTTTATTTGATTCATACCAACTAACACCTTTATAACCACTTTTGTTGGAAGAAGGTTTCTTTGAATTAAATAAATTCTGTGATTGTGTGCAAGGCCTTAAATTTTCAATCGTATTATTCAATACATTTCCATCTACATGGTCAACATTATCAGGTAAATAACCATAATGATACATGAAAATCAATCTATGTGCTGAATAATATTTCCTTTCAATTCCTATATATCTGTAATTTTGTGGTGGTCTTACAAAACCAGCAATTGAACCAACTTTACAAATATTCGATAATGGTTTTTTCCATATCAAATTTCCATTCTCATAAATGAATAACGACTTTAATAGTTGTTGGGTAATCATTTTGTTGAAAACCATTCTGGAACATTGCGAGAGTTAATTTTTCCCTGCCATTTGGCGAGGTGTTGCTTGCTATTTATGTAATAGTTATGATACGACTTGATAGAACTGCCAGGAATTTTAATATGTTCCGGCATCGCAGGTGTTGGTTCTGTAAATTCCACATGGGCGGGAATGTTTAATGGTGGAATCATTAATTCGTCAACAAGACCAGATTCTTGGCACTTATGTACTTTACCATAACGATAAGTGTATTCAGTGCAAAGTGCATCTAATAATTTCCATAGCCAAACATAGTTGGCATACGATTTACGTACCCATATGGCAGAAGGATGATTGATATGAGTTGCTTTGTATAGTTTATTTTCACGACCATCAGGAAGAACCCACCGGCGCATCAAACGGCCGCTAGCGGATTTACCTGTAGATTCAATACCATCAATTACTCGGTGTGCTGTGGATAAAAGTTGGCTATACTCTAAAACCATTTTAATTACATGCTTATCAGCGTGCATTTTTGCACATTCTTCCACATTATTTGACAAATAGAAAATATTCATACTTCAAGCCTCACTCTTTCAACATCAATCCAATCACAAATCATCACACGGTTACCATAATGGTCAACTTCATAGGTTTTAACCTGTAAACCAACCTTAATAACCTCATCACCTTTAACCGATTCTAACACACGGAACTCATATTGTAAAGTCTTATTTACTTCAACAAATGGTTGTGGGATTTTTATATCAAGTGGACCAGTTTGACCACCATAACTTTGTGGTTGTAAGTTACTGTAATTGTAACCGCCATATATTAGTTGTTTTGTTGGACTAATTAACATACTTCCTCCTTGAATACATTAGACCATTGTTTCAACTTTTCAATTTTATTCATGTGAGCTATCTCAAGGTTTCTAATATCTACAATACCAAAGTCGGATAAAAGATGAAGCATTGCAAGCAAATCACCTAATTCTTCTTCTAGGTGTTCTCTATTAGTTTTGGATTTGCCTGGTTTAATTTGGTCCATGCCAAACCTAAAACACTTAGAAATGGCTTGAGTAACCTCTGCACATTCTTCCTGTGTAATCAATAACAATTCATGTTCTTTATCATTCATAATGTTCCAATCAAATAATTAATCAATCCAAATGCATCAATAGAAACTAAAATCAAATAGTTAATCAACAAACCAAAAGAACCACGAGACCATGCACAATACGAGGCTGCAATACAACCTGAAATGTATATTGAATAAAGTGGAATAACTGGTATGGTTGGTACAGTCAGCGCAAATATAATTGAGGTTACAAGGCTGACTGACCATGTATATACTTCTAAAAAGAATCTTAGTTTGGACGACCTGTAATCATCAAGTATATAATTTTTTACTTCTTTTAATTTTTCTCTCACAGCAATCATAATATACTTTCATTTTTAATACCACACTCTGAAGTTGGTTAATGCGTTAGGACGTTTCTTATCAAACTTTCTATCATACAATGTATTCTTATCTTCTTCAGGTCTCCAATCAGTTTCCACGAAAGGAACATTACCAAGATAAGGCATTGCGTGTTCTAACACAAATTCATGTGGTAGTTTTTCAGGTTCAACATAACCCATACGTGGATTTTGTATAGCCCACATGATTTCACCGAGTAGTGCAGCAACCACTTGCAATGATGTTGCATTTTCACCTGGGAGTAGTTTACGTGCTTCTTTAATGTCCAGTTGTGAACCATGCCAATAAGACTTACCACTCTTAGTAATCAAAAGAACTCCTAACTCATCCATTCCAGAGATGATTTCATCCTTTATTATACGCAATTTTGACTGCATGTCAAGCTCTTTTCCACGCATTTCATGGACAGAAGCAATGGCTGCATCAGTTGGTTGGTAACAATAGTAAACTGTAGGACGATAT